GGCAGCACCTGCCGGGTGGAAAAGAACGATGTGGTAATGGATTTTACCGAGGGGTGGACCATCCACGCCGAGGCGGATCTGGAGGTGATCGCCCGCCAGGGCCAGAAGTGGAAGGGCAAACTCCCCGGCCAGGGAGACTGGAACGGGTCTTTTTCCGGCGATCTCGTGCTCGGCAATACTGAACAGGTGGCGATCGTTAATAATATCATCAATGCAACACCCGGCACCAAGCTCACGGATGTGCAGTTTAACCTGGATTCGACTTCGAATTTCTTCAGTGGCGATCTCTATATTAAAAGCCTGGATGTGAATGCGCCATCAACCGGGAAGCTGGCGTTTACCGTGAATTTTGAGGGCGACAGCACCCTTTCGTTGACGGCTGAATAAAAGGAGGTGATCGCATGGGTTCACCAACTACGCCGGTCCACGGCAAGACCGCGGCCATCTACCGTGTATTACCTGAAGGATTTAAAGGTCCCGGCCTCAACGATCTGACCTGGGGCACAGGCTATAGCGGGGCCAGCTCGGCCTATTTCGAGGTGGTGATCGATGGCGTGGGCACGCCCGATACCTTCATGTGGCGCAAGGATGGCGGCGAATGGACCGAGGATGTGGCCATCACCGGCGCCGAACAAACCTTGAGCGACGGGCAGACCATCACCTTCGCCGCCACCGCGGGCCACAGCGCAGCCGCCGCATGGAGCATCGGCAATCTCAAGGACGAGCCGTGCACCGAGTCGGGGGTCGAGGCCCAGATCACCAATTCAACGAAGCAGATTCTAAATGCCAACGCTATCCCTACGTTTACCGATTCAGGCGGCAAGAACGTCACGGAGATCCAGCTCGTGCTCGGCAAGGCCATATTCGACGGGAACGTGGCCGCGGTCACGGTTACGGGCAATAAGGGCTATATTCCGCGCTCCGTCCTGGAGCTGGTGGCATACAGTTTCGACTGGCACTTTACCCCGGCCGTGGATATTGCGGTCATCTCTCGGCATCAGCAGCACTGGAAGGAAAAGCTCCCCGGCCAGGCCGAGGCAAGCGGCGGCGCCGAGTCCTACTTCATCGGCGGGACTACCTTCTTCGATGCCCTGAAAAAAGCGGCTGAGGGCGGAGGGAGCTATTTTTTCCTGGAGCTCTATTCCTACGAGCCCGACGCCGACAAGACCGGCGACCGGTTCGTGGCCTGGGCCGCCATCAAGGGCGTGGATGTCAATGCCCCGGTTAATGAAGTAATCAAGGAGCCCATCACGTTTGAATTCCACGGGCTCCCGAAATTCGTGGCAAACGTCTAAAGATGGCCACAAAGACACAAAGACACTAAGAAAACCAATTATAGAAAACTTCGTGCCTTTGTGACTTAGTGGCGGGGAGGATTTATGGGCTTTATCGAAATCGTAGAAGAGGAAGAAACCTTTGAGCTCAAAAGAGGCGAGAGCACGCTCACGCTCAGGCGCTTCGATAGCGAAGTATACCGGAAGATCGAGAGCCGGCATACCAAGAAACAGAAGAATTTCCGCCAGGGCGGTTGGATTAAAGAGGTGGATGACTTTGCCGTAAACGAGGATCTGCTCGATTATATGATTGTAGACTGGAAAAACGTGAAATCGCCCAACACTCACGAGGAAGTGCCTTGTATCCGCGAGAACAAGCTCAAGCTTCCCAGCAGCGTGAAAGTGGAGATCATCGAGGCCTGCGATAGCGATTCCATCAGCGGCAAAGGCGATGAAAAAAAAACGGCACCGAAGCCCTCAAAGAGTTCGTAACCTGGGCACTGGGAAGGCCTGACATCGATTGCGATGCATGCGCAGAAAGATCCGCCGGTTTCGGAAACGATCCCCCGTGCGAGACCTGCCCCTTGCCGGCAGTATCCACCGAGGATCTGGAGATCTGGGAGCTCTATCAGGCCATCAACAACCAGTTTGTCTATGATTTTAATGCCCTGCCCCTGGTCTTTGAGATCTTCGATATCCATTGTACCCGGAGGGAGGCGCGGGAGCTGGTTAAAAAGCTGAGCATCATCCATGATTTAGTAACAAAAAACACTGCCACCAAGGCACAAAGCCACTAAGTTAATTAATAATATTCTTTGTGCCTTGGTGTCTTTGTGGCGAGATAAAAAAAATGGCAAAAAATAAAGTCTACATAACGCTGGAAGTCACAGACAAAGGGACAGCCATTGTCAAAGGCTTCGATAAAAACACCGAACAGGCCTTCGACAGGATGAAGAAAAATGCCAAGGCCTCCACCACGAGCATGGGTTCATCCCTGCAAAAACTCAAGCAACACTGGCTGGCCGTGGCAGCCGCCATGACCGGCGTGATCCTGGGGCTAAAAAAAACCGTGACCGCCGCTTCGGATCTCCAGGAGACCACTAGCAAGTTTAACGTGGTATTCTCCGACCAGATCAAGCTGGCCGAGGAATGGTCCGCTGCCTTGGTGGAGAGCTATGCCATGTCTACCCGGGAAAGCAAGCAATTCTTGAGCTCCATCCAGGATCTTCTGGTGCCGATGGGCATGCAGCGGGACCTGGCCGGCCGGCTCTCTTTTGAAATCGTGAAACTATCCGCCGATCTGGGCTCCTTCAATAACCTGCCCACGGCCCAGGTCATGGCCGATATCCAGTCCGCCCTGGTGGGCAATTACGAAACCATGAAAAAGTACGGCGTGGTCATCAATGCCACGATGGTGCAGGAAAAGGCCCTGGCAATGGGCCTGGCCAGGACCAAGGACGAGCTGACCGTGGCCCAGAAGGCCTACGCTGCCTATACCATGATCGTGGAGGATTCGGAGGCCGCCGTGGGTGACATGGCCCGCACCCAGGACGATTATGCCAACACTCTCAAGCGGTTCAAGGCCGCTACAGAGGACCTGGCCGCGAGCATCGGCGCCAGCCTCCTTCCCGCGCTGACCGAAACCTTTGATTGGCTCAGTAAGATTGTGAAAAAATATAATGAATGGGTGAAGGGGCCGAGTGTCATTGATATGCTGAAAGACCAAAAAAAAGAGATAGAGATCCAGCTGGAACAGGTGAAACAGCAATACGAATACGGCAAACGATTTGCCCACGTGCTGGAGGCCCAGGGCCATTCCACCGAAATGGCAAATGAGCTTTATATAGGGCAGATCGCACTTTTACAGAAACGCCTGGATCTGATCACCAAATCCATCGCCGAGGAAGAGCGCCTGGCAACACAAACAGGCAAGGGCGGCACAAGCGGGGCTCCAGGCGGCGATCTAGGCGTCACAATGGATGCCTATATTAAAAAGGCCAAAGAAATGGCTGCCATCGAATACGCTCCCCCGTTTGATTGGCAGCAATACCTGCCCCCGGCAGAAATCGATACCTCTATGGACCCCTATATCGCTAAGGCCAAAGAAATGGCCGCCATCGAATACGCTCCCCCGTTTGATTATGAGCAGTATATTACCGGATATGATGAGATAGGGAAAAAGGGAAAAGAAACCTTCGATGATCTCAATAATGCCGTAACCGGATGGGCCAGCACATTCAGCAGCCAACTTACCGATATGGTATGGGCCGCGGATATGAGCTTCAAAAATATTCTTGAATCATTCGGCAGGATGATTACCCAGATGATGATTCAAAAGGCAGTTGTGGAGCCACTTCTTATGAAAATGGGATTCGAGTTCCCGGCAAAACCCGCGGCACAGGGTGCCGCATTCGATCAAGGGAAAATACTCCCATATGCAAGAGGCGGCATAGTAGACCGGCCGACCATCTTTCCGATGGCCGGGGGCGCGGGCCTTATGGGAGAGAAGGGACCCGAGGCGATCATGCCGCTCGCACGAACCAAAAGCGGGGATCTGGGTGTAAAAGCCGAGGGTGGCACCACTAATATCCAGTTTAACATGATCAACCAAAGCGGGCAGCCATTAGAGGCAACGCAAAAAGGCACCCGCAACGAGTTCGGCAAGCAGGTGATTGATGTGGTAATAACAAACCTTAGGACCGGAAGGGCACTCCGGAACATGATACGCAGTACAATATAAGATTAGCCACGAAGACACCAAGGCACAAACAATTAATGGCCACAAAGACACAATTATCGCCACAAAGACACAAAGACACTAAGTTTATATTTTTTTTGTGCCTTGGTGCCTTGGTGGCGAGATTGAGAACAGATGTGACTTAGTGGCGGAAGAAATATGGCAAAATTTCCCGAAGTATCCAGCATTGCACCCGATGAGCCGGAAAAGCTACAGCTCCAATGGAAGACCCTTATCTCCCAATTCGATGACCTGGGCGAGGAAAAGCGTAAACAGAAATGGCTATACCCGCGGCGAAACATCACACTGCAATATACGGGTCATTCCAAGGCGGATGGCCGCACCCTGTGGCAGTTTTATCTGGATCGAAAGGGAAGTCATGAGGCCTTTAACTGGTTTTCAGGAATCTCAAATACCTATGCGGGCGAATACGTGGGCAGCGGCGACGGCGCAACCGTGATCTTCAACCTGCCCGCAAAAAACTCAAGCGCCTATACCGTATACAAAAACGGGGTGGAACAGAGCGGCGGGGGCGTGGATTATACCTTTGCAGCGGGCGCCGGCGCCGACGGCGCCGACAAGATCACCTTTGCAGCGGCCCCTGATGCAGGCGACCGGATCACCTATGATTTCACGGGCAACCTCAAAGTGTACTGCCGGTTCGCCGAGGACTACCTGGATTTTGAAACCTTCTGGGACCGGGCAGTGAACATCGGGCTCGTGCTGCACGGATTATTGAATGAATGATGGCCACCAAGACACGAAGACACAAAGTTTTTTAATTATTTTCTTAGTGCCTTTGTGCCTTTGTGGCGGGATTGAAAATTGAGAGATATCGACTCTGACATATTAGCCGAACTGGCAAAAAAAGAGCTGCGGCCGTTTCTGCTGCTGGACATGGAGATAGACAGCACCCATTACCGCTATACGGACTGCGACGTGCCACTGGTGCTGGGCGGAAACACGTACAGTCCCCGCGGCTTTTCCTTTGAGCAGATAAAATACAGCTCCCAGAATATCGTGGATTCGGTGGAGATCGATATTGATAACCTGGACTCCGCCCTGACTGCAGTATTTGTGGGCGGAACGCCGCAGGGCTCGGACGTCAAGCTGGATCTGGTGGTGCTCGATGCATCCTATGATATCGTTGCAAATGACAGCGCCACCCTTTTTGAGGGTGAGATCGATGCCTGGGATCTGGACGAGGAAAAGCTTTCCATAACCGTTACCAGTCTTTTTTCCCAGTGGTCGCAGAGAACGCTTTCAAAGCACTCTGCATCGTGCCGGTGGAAGAAATTCAAGGGCACCGAATGCGGATACGCGGGCGGTGAAACCTGGTGCGACCGCACC